TAACTATCTCTAGTTCTTGCTTAGTGAAAGGGTCAACATCATCAATAGAGTTCTGACGATTCTTAGTGTCCTGAGAACGTAAATCAAACAGAGGAATTTCTTCTGCCAACATGGAACTGTCAGCATACCGTTGGGAAAACTCTTGGTATGTGAACGAACGGTGACGCAAAATTTGAGCTGCGATTCCGCGAGTAGTTTCAATCTCCAGAGTCATGTGTGCCTGCTCAAACACAGACCAGTGGTTGTGCTTGATACAGTATTTTAGCAGACCTGCAACCTTAGGATTCTCCTGGTTGTTCGGATTGCTCACTCGTGCCACGTACCCCATCGTCTTCTCTGCCTCTGGGGTTACTGTTACTAGTTTCACTGAGTTCATTACTAAATCCCTTCTCCTGCCTACGGCGTTGTTGTTTTGCTTTCAATTGTATTTTTGCTTGGACTAGCTGCATTGCCATGTATTGTAACTCATATTCTGAGTACAAATTAGGGTTCTTCTTTGCTTCTTTTAATGCTCTCTTTGCTAGTCTAATTTGGTCTTTTAGTCGGGTCATAGTACGCTTTGTAGTAGGCAACGATTCCGTTTGTAGTCATGTTGCCCTGAGATACCCAGTCATGAATACATTCGTAGATGCTCTGACTGCTGTAGCGTGGTGATCCGTCTGAGCAAATCTCAGATCCAAATTTTCTAAGCAGGATGTTTAGTCCTTGTGTTCTTACGTCCATTCGTTCATCACTGTAGCGCCAGTCAGTCTGCATATCCGTCATCGTCATCTCTCCCTTGATAAAAACCGAAGTTAGGATTGCCTACATCTGATTTGTAAGCATCTACATCTGAGTATACCTCAGATTCTAATGCGTTAACAAGTGACTTAAGATTCTTGACGATGAGTTTAAGTCTTTCTCTATCCATATTTAGATTACAGATGTGATCAGTATAACATAAAAAAAGAGGGGTCGCAACCCCTCCCGTCCATTTTTACATCAATATCCTCCTGCATATCCTTTTGCACTCAGATTGATTTAACGAATCACATTCAATAAGACACTCATAATAGTCATTTAGTTTTTGATTTTCTATAGTTAATTCATCCAAAGTATCTTCAAAGTGTCGCCACTCATCTAACTGAGAGCGTGATAATAGATTGTGCATTTAGTCACCTCCATATCGTGGTCAAAATAACAAAGGGAGGGGTTAGGGATCATTTTGTCACCTCACATAATTCTATTACTATCTAGACAGTATGTCAGCAAATTATGACAAAATCAATATGACTAATAACAACTCTTATCTTTTGTATATGTTGCTACACATTGAATGTAAACATAAAAAAAGAGGGGTCAATGACCTCTCTTATTTGAATATGCTGGTGATGAATATTTCATATCCAACCAGTCTCGCAAGTGAATCCGATAGCAAGACCAGTATGTTACCCCTCTATAAGTGAGTTGATAACAACTAGGTGGTCTAGTATCTTTATCCATGTCATCATAATGATAGACATAGTTTTGCATTTTACCCCCTATTTAATAGGAGAATTTCACCGTAGAGTAAACCGATAAACGCTGCACAAAAGAGGGATCCGATCCCCGCTACTGTTAATGCTTCCATGATCACTTGTTATATGTGTGACCACGATAGCAAAAGGTTCCATGAACCTGCTCGCCACCTTGCTGGCACTCATACTTAACACCACGATATGCAGTGTTAGCAATCTGAGCATCATGCAGTGCTGCAGCTTTGTTGATTTGCTTTTTGATGAGGTTGAGTGTGTTCATTGTACTGAAAGAGTTAGGGTGAATAAACTCCCGTTCCTTCAGTCGTTTGCGTCCCAGTAGAATTCACATTCTGGTACGTAGTCCTTTATGGTCTCTACCAGTTCTAACTTCCACTCTGCATTTAGATGCTCATGCTTATGAATGCGTAGCATTATAAGATCAGCATCTGCACATGACATTGTGGTTGATAGTAGTAATTCTATCATGGGATGAACGCTCCGTTCCGCGACTTACTTGCGTCTTATACTAGCATATCAGTACATTGACCTTCTACTTTAGATCTAAGATAACCTAGTAGATTATATTTAGACCGACGATCCAAGTTGTCATCCATAAGGATTTCAACTCTTCTCTCTAAGAACCTTTCACACGACATGTGCCACCCGTAGGGGTTGTCGTCGGCATGATGGGCAAGGGTCAATGCCAGCAGAATGCTGAGCATAAGATGAACGTATGGTAATTATACCACAACTATATAGTGTGTGCAAACCGTAACATACGATACATTTTATTATTTCTTAGGAGGATTCCACATTTTTGGATTGACTCTACCTTCTGTATGAGTCATGTTAACCATGTCCTCACGGTACTTATCCCAGTAATCATCAAAGATGTCTACTTGTTTAGGACCAGTGGCAATGTCATACTTTGTAACACCACCCTCCTTATATTCAATCATAAAAGATGTGTATGGCAAAGATTTGTCCAAACACATTGAGGGATCACAGTCCCTATGGATAATCTTACAACCTTTGCCCATCAGGAGCGTCCTCCCCACTTAATTTGGGGGAACGCTTCTTCTACACATTGTTTAGTAATTTTCCAACGCTTGCCAAGTTTTTTATCCTTGGCAAGCACCAGAAGATTTGCTTCATCTTTATGAAGACCTTCAAGCATCTGGATAAACATGGTTTCACGTTTAACCTGAGAGATGTTTGAACCACCTTTAAAAAAGTGATGCAGGAGTCTTGCTTCCTTTTCAAGTTTAGTATGCTGTGTTCCTTCTGGAGCATCATTTGCTTTAAATGGAACATCACCATCAGGTAGCATACTGATAACAGAAGTATCAAAGTTGATAATCAAAAGAGACCTCAACGCTTGCGTGTTGTATTCTCTAAGGAGTTTAATCTTTTCTGCTTTGGTCTTTGCGTTAGATACTTTTTGTAGTACCTCATGCATCAAAAGTTTCATCGTCGTTGTCCTCAATAAATCTCACTGATAATAGTTCTTCGTTAATAATAATACCATCATCATCGTACATTTCAGGATGCATTGCCTGAACTTCATCTCTTGAATAGAAATAGTCATGTACGAAATCTTTGACTGTCCACCCTGCGACAATCCCGACACATAAAAACATGAAAGATGCTGTTGCCGAGAAAAATAGGATTGTTGCTGTTTCCATTTTCCAACTCCTTAGTGGTTTACCTGCGTTCCCACCTCAGTTCAAAGTTGAAATAAAACTTACGCTTGAGGAGGGTGACTGTTTTCTTTAACCCAAACCCACCCTTGGGTTCAGGTGATGGGTCCTTCGGTTTAGCCCTCCTTAACATGAGCTCTATGCCTCTATTTATGTGCATATGATTACTTCTTTGTAGAAGATACCAAACCTTTTTTTACAAGAAGTCTTGCGGTTTCTACAAGACCACCCACAACTTCGCCATCAATAATAACATGTGGGAAACTATTACATAAGGGATATTTTTTCTTCAAAGATTCTCTATCCTCTGGAGTTGATACAAGATGAACAGTATACTCTAGATCTGCTCGTTTAAACAACTCTTTTAATTGATCGCAATAAAAGCAACCTGGCGAAGTATAGGCAACGATGTCCATTAAAAAAGGGGAGTTATAACTCCCCCAAGTATATCACAGAGCATTACCTCTTGGCAACACTTCTTCTGGAAATACAAACTGTTCGTGAGGTTGATCAACTGGTGCCATCCAGGCACGAAGACCTTCATTCAAGAGAATGTTCTTGGTGTAGAAGGTTTCAAACTCTGGATCTTCTGCTGCTCTGACTTCTTGGGAAATAAAGTCATAAGCACGAAGGTTGAGAGCAAGACCAATAATACCGATGGAACTTGTCCAAAGACCCATAACAGGAACAAACAGCATAAAGAAATGCAACCACCTCTTATTACTGAACGCAATACCAAAGATCTGAGACCAGAAACGGTTTGCAGTAACCATTGAGTAGGTTTCTTCTTCCTGAGTTGAGTCAAATGCTTTGAAAGTATTTGCATCATCACCATCTTGGTACAAAGTATTCTCTACTGTAACACCATGGATGGCAGAAAGCAATGCACCACCCAGGATACCAGCAACACCCATCAT